CTCATATTGCTGATGAGCATCGCTAACCTCTAAAGCAGTTACATCAATTCCTGTTTCTTTTCCGTTGTTCCAATTTATAAGAGTAACACCTGCATTCAGACTGCCAGCGCCTTCACGTTTTATTATATCTTTTATTGTACGTTTAACTTCCTGAGAAGGCTCGCCTTGATTCATATTAAATATATGCCCAAACGATAAACCATTCTTAATATGATTAATACAGTAGTTTGCAATTTCTTCTTCTAACTCAGCATAAGGCAAACCTGCCATATAAACAGGATCAGTAAAATAAGTTTTACCAACTTGATAAGAATTAATAATATAAATGTAACTTCCGTTTTTCTTTTTATCAGTATTCCAAACATCAATAGGAACTGGCTTGTATTTTCTAGGCTCGTTAAAATCTAATGAATACCAATACGTTTCTATATTACCTTCGGCATTCATCTTATTAGGTAAGATTTGATTTTTAGGCACGTGCTTAATTCTGTCTAAAGTACCATTTTTGTAAATCACCTCCATTGATGCCTCGCTAAATAAAGCGTAATCCTGACAAACATTTTTTAAATCTTTTTTAGACAACTTTTGCAGAACCATTGCAAATTGTAAAGGCTTTTGATTTTGTTGTAAACTCATCAAACCTTTGCCGTAAATGAATTTTGAATAACTATCTATTATCGCTCTATTTGTAGGACTGCCGTTGTAACGATCTATTATGTAGGTATAAAATTGATTCTTATTACCATTCATAACAAAGTCATTTGTCATTGATTCTTTAACAGCAGGTCTAACATAGTTTGATAGCTGTATAACTTCTAATGATTGTGTGTTTTTATTCTCCATATTTATTAAACGAAAAAAGCGCAAAATGTAACACCTTGCGCTTTTTTAAACTAAACTAAACTAAACTAAACTAAACTATTTACGGTTCTACATTACTAGAACTTACTAGATCAGCTAAATCACTAATAGCACCTGAACTTAAGAACGGACTGAATGCAGTATCGCCAGCTTCTAAAGTTAATTTATATCCTCCATCGTCTGTAGATTTAGTTGATGTTGTAGCGTCTAAACCTGTATCGATTCCTACAGCATAAACATTGCCGTTATAATCGTGTACAAATGCTATAACAGTTGAGTAGATTAAAGCCAATAATTCAACTTCACTCGCTTTTGTTATTTTTTGCAATAACACGCTCAACACTTGTTTAACCTCAACTGTTCTTTTTTCCATATCCGTTGTAGATGTTTCAACTAAACTGTTGCCAGTAGCTTTAACCTCATAACGATATACATCTGTTAACCAACCCGGCAACGTAGTAATCTCTTGACCTGAAACTGAAAAACCTTCTGAATCATAAACAGCAAAATCAATCAATTTAATTCCTACTCTATTGTCTTTACATGGTAATTTTCTACCCTTTGTAATTATATCACAAGCCATATCTTATTTGTTTTAAAAAACCCCTAAAATGATAGGGGTTTATATTATTATTAACCTCCGTAAAGAACTCCTTTTGTTGCTTGTCCAACGTTTGCAGCAAGTGTATAGATTGAACGAACGAATTGAGTATCGCCATCGTTAACTAATTTACCAACTTCAAATCTGTTTACGTCATCTAGTAAGTCTGTATTCCAAGATACAGCCACTTTTCTTTGAGCGTAAGCCATTAAGTTGTTAGGCGTAGGGCAGAATAACATTTCAACTCCGTTGTAGTAACATTTGCTATCGTTAGCAGCTGAATCAAATAAGAAGTTAATTTGTTGTGCAGAACCTACAGTGTTGTTAGCTATTCTCGCTAATTGTCTCCATGCTCTAGGGCAATAGATAACAACTGGATTAACTGTATCGGCTAAATTCTCGGCAGGGATAGCAGCGTATATTAAAGCCATTTGTGATGCAATGTTAGAAGCAGTTACAACAGTTCCACCTACTTTGATATATTGTCCTACAGCTGCTTGATCGTAAAGTACTTTAGCAAATACACCATCAACTAATCCAGCAGTTAAAGAAGCTACAGCCGTTTGAGTTGCAGCAGTAATAGCTAATTGACCTGAACCCGGAGTAAGAGCGGCGATTGCTGTTTTTGTAGCAGCAGTAATACCACCCCAAAATATGTTTTCAGCATCTTGTGAAACGTTAGGGCCAACCATAGCTAAAACAGTTGATGCAAACTCATCTGATTCGATGTTGAAAGCACCCGGTGCCATTGTACGATTGAAACGTGCAGCTCTTAATGATTCTTGTAAGAATGTTTGTTTGTACTCAAGTTTTGTAGGAGTGATTGTTCTATCAGTAATACTCATTGAACCTGATGAAGATAAAGCAGCACCTGTATAAAGTTGTGCTGTTACATCAACTCCCGCTTCTGTAAAAATTGTTCCGGCTTTGATGTCGGTGTTAAATGTTACATATCCATCCGCAATGGTTTTATTTGCGAATAATACCTCTTCTAGGATAGGCTCTACTGCCTTGCCTCTAATGTCTACTGTTGTTCCAGTTATTGCCATTTTTTTATTTTTTTATTTATTAGTTATTTTTTAATGCTCTGTGTTTTTCTAACGGAGTCATTTCTGACCACGTTTTTTCTATTGCAGGTTTTGTTTTTGTAAGTTGTACTGCTTCAACTTCAGTGGTTAATTTTGTTTCAAACTCATTGCGCAAAGCGTTAAGTTTTGTTTCAAATTGATTACCAATTTCTAACACCATAGCGTTAAAATCGTCTTTTGATAGCTGATAAAAAACCTCTTGAGTTGTTTTTTCGCTTTTAACTGCAGGTGCGCTCATAGGCATTGCAGGGTTCATCGGAGCTTCTTCATCTGTAGCTTCTTCTTTTACAGTTGAAAGTTCACTTACTAAAGAATTAGCAATTACAACAGCCATTCCACCTTCTAAAGTGTACTCGCCATCGGGCACTGGTAATTCTGTTCCGTCGGGTGCGGTCATAGTCATAGGAGTTCCAACGGCAACTGTATCGCCCTCAAAATTGAAACTCATAGAACCATCCGCAGAATTTACGCTTGCTAAGTTTACTTTTACGTCTTCTTTTTTTAAAGATGCAAAGCCACTTTTTATAGCATCAACAATTTCTACAATCATATTATTATCGGTTTTAAAATTTACTTGTTCTAAGTCAAAAAATCCATCTATTGAAAATCCTTTAACCTTTCCTGTTTTGACAAAATCTGTCCATATTTCTTTATTGTCTATTTTCATCGAAGCATACCAAGTTCCAACTGGTTCGTTTAATCCATAGACTACTGATTTATCATTTACTAAATCAGTTTTAATCCAACTTTCAACAATAGTAACTCCCTTTAATTTTGCATCAACATCATGCTCTAATGTTGAACTAGATTGATACCCTTGTTTTAAAAAATTCTCACTTGCTAATTTTATAGTTTCAGCAGGAAATACAATGTTAAATTCCCTTCCGTTTTGATTTCTATAAATAGGCTTTTCAGGAATTAAAACAGCACCGCATATTATTTGTTGATCTTCGTTAACGGTCTTTAATGTAAATTGCTCTTCTTTATTAAGTGCTATAAACATCGATTCCATTGCTGGATCGTTAACTAAAGAAATACCATAAACACCTGTAGTTTCACCTTCAATAAAACTAACTCGATACGTTTCCATTTCATTCTCCATATAAGTAGAACGAAAAAAATATTAAGTGTACTATTTTAATTAAAAGTAGCCGTGTCTATTCTATTACGGTCTAGGGATTGTGCGCTTGAAACATTGCCACTTACAACATACGCCTGAATAGGTTGTTGTTGTTGTCCTGCAATAGTTTGCGCTAATTGATTGTTTGAGTTTTGTCCTACGATATTAAAACTCGGAGCGGCTGCTGCTGCACCGCCTCCACCTCCACCGCCTCCTGATGCACCTCCACCGCCTCCTGATGCACCACCACCACTAGATAACATCGTTTTAGCTTTCATAAAATTACTTAATACTTGTGCGTAACTTGAAGCATAAGAAATAATCCTTGCGATTGTACCTGCTCCTGGTCCACCGATTGCAGCTGCCTTTGCACCTTCTGCTGTTGCTAATTTACTAGCGTTACCTATTGCAACTGCTGTATCAATTCCTATTTGTGTAAGTGCTATTGCTTTTGATATAGCTTGTATGCCTTTGCTTTTAGATAATCCAGCACTTTCTAATCCATTAATTATATTTGT